GATTCGAGTTCTGTTGTCTCCACCAAATCGCTACTTATGAGTAGCAACAAAGAAATCCCCGAAACGCCTTGACTACCAAGTGTTTCGGGGATTTTTTGTGTCTATCTTTGGCTAGCTTAAAAAACTGAAAACAGCCTATTTGGATGCATTAGGTGGTGGAAAAGGTGGTGGAACATTTTCGCCTATCTCCCTGATTGATAAGGGTTCTCGTGCTTGGTTTGCAATGAATAAATTTTCCTCATAACCCCAGCATAAACCCTTGGGTTTACGGCGTGCAGTGTATCCATTAGGTCATCTATGATAGACCACACTCCAGAAGCGTCTCGTTCAGACACCGCCTGCAGGAACTCACTGTCCCCATCTATTGGGAGTTCATAGCCAGATGACGATGCAGCAGAGCGCTCCTGCTCATAACCACCTAAATCTGGTGATTCTGCTTGATCCATCTGGTTTCGGATGGTATACAGGTCAGCCAGTTTTGCATAGGCGGGATAACTGCTCTCACCATATTCTAGACGGGCAATCTCAATGTCTATCTCTTTGCGGTCAAGCAAAGGGGGCACCCCCTATCAGTCCCGCTCCAACTCAGCCATAAACCGGCGGATCGCCTCACGCTCACGCTCGCTGGTCGCGCTATCCATCATACCGCGGGCCTGCTCCATCATGGCCTCTTTGGCATCATGCCGGCTATATCCGCCCATCCGCCCGTCACGGCCGTAACCACCACGCCCATCTCTGGAGTAATGGCCACGGACATAATGCTTGCCACGGTTTGCATAGCTGGAGCCACGGCCATAATCTCCCTCCCAGTCTCCGGCTTCAGAATAGCCGCCGTCCTCCTCCAGGGCGCAGATCTTGTCGATGTTCTTAATAGTGTCAGTCAGCTTGTGGACGGTCTCCAGGTCCCCAGCGGACATCTCAGGCTTGCGGGCGATCTCCTCCAGCTCCGCCGACAGCATCTCCTTCAGATCATACAGTGCTTTCATGCTATCCTCTCCTTTCAGGCCGTCCGCACGACTTCCATGTTACTGTTGGCAAAGTCAACAGCCTGGGTGCTGGTGTTCCGGGCCGCCACGGTCACGCAGCAGCCGCGGGGGACCTCCACAGACGCGGACACATAGATATTGAAAAAGTTCTCGGCCGCCGCCGGGGTGACAGTAGCGGTAGCGGTGGTCAGCGCCTCACCATTGATGGCAAGGGCGGCGGTAATGGCCTCGACGGTGCCGCCCTCGGGGATGGCGATATTCGCGCCAAAGGCTACCCGGTACCGGGCCTTGCACTGGTTGGTATTGCCGCGCAGCGTGATGAGCCCGCTGCCACCACGATGCACGATGCCGCAGTTGCCGCCGATCACGTCCAGCAGAGGGACGTTCTGGCCAGGGGTTACATTGACGATGGCGGGATTTGCATATTCAGCCATGATATCAGTCCTTTCTAAAGGGGTCAAAATCGACCCGGTTAAAATAAACGGCGAGGCTATTGCCCCGCCGCTGTTGTTGAGATCGGCACGGGGCCGAACAATTTCCAAAATGGAAATAGTCAAGAGCTATGGAGTTTAGCAGTTGCAACCGCAGCCGCCGCAGGGGACCTGTACGGGGGTGGGAGGATTGACCCAGTAGGCGGGCGTGGGGCACTCAGCGCCGGTGCGGCGCAGGATCTCCGCCTTGTTGGCGTCCATAGCCGCCATCAGGACGGCGTTCTGGTTGGCCTGGGAGGCCGCCAGCTTCAGGCCCTGGTTCTCGCTCTCCAGGGAGCGGATGTAGTTCTGATTCAGGGCGTCCAGGATGGCCCGGGAATTGGCGTTCTGGTTGTCGATGATGTCCCGGGTGGTGGTCTGGATGGTGTTGCGGGTGTCGCAGGCCTGGGCGGCCATGTCGTAGCGCACGCCGTCAATGGCCCGCTGGGTGCCGCAGCAGCAGTCCGCCAGCTGGGCGGACAGGTTGCAGAAGCCCCGCTCCACGCCGTTGAAGCCCTGCATCATGCCCATGTTGGTGTTGTTGAACCCGTTGGTCATGGCGTTGGTGATGGCGTAGGTGCTGTCACAAATGCCCTGGGTGATGCCGTCCAGCTTGGTCACAACGGCGGAGTGGTCAAAGCCACGCTGCACCTCGGAGCCTACACCGCCGTTCTGTCCGCCGAATCCGCCGAAGCCGTTACCCCAGCCGCCGAACAGGCCGAAAATCAGGAACAGGATGATCCAGCTGGACCAATCGCCGCCCCACATACCGTTTCCGTTGCCCTGATAGGCGGGCTGAACGGGCATGGTCATCACAGTACCGTCAGAAGAAAGACTCATTGCTTTATCTCCTTTGTAGTTTTATTTTCAAAACCGTGGCCACGGATTTTGAGACTAACTTGCAACTTTTAGAGCAAATATTTAAAGTACACTTTGCTCATTTCCCAAACATCCCTCGGAGGGGTTCAAACATACCCTGCATCTGCTGGGCCTTCTGCTGGGCCTGGTTCAGCTGGTCCTGCGAGAGCTTCCCGCTCTGCACCATCTCATTAATGATGGCGTTGGGGTCCTTGCCCTGCATCTGGCTCATGAACTGCTGGAACTGCTGCATCATGTTGGGCCGGCCACCGCCTCCCATGATACCGAAAAAGGGATTACCCATTGTCCGCGTCCTCCTTTGTCACCCGCTTTGTGGTTTTTCTCTCTGCACTCAGAGCCTCTACACGAGACGCCAGCGCCTCCAGATCTGCTTTTGTGGCAAACTCTATGCCCTGGGGTGGTTGTTCTGCCCTCGGGACGCTGGTGCGCTCCACAAGGTCAAACACCTTGATAGACGGCTTTCCAGATGCGTCCGCCTGCTTGAGGTAGATGGTGGGGGCGTTGCTGTCCCACAGGGCCACAGCGGAGTTGGGTGCCACCAGATAGCCCATGGCCTCCTGCTCCCCGGACACCCACACCATGCTCTGCCCGCCGGCCTGCTGGGGCGGCTGCTGAACGAATTGCTGAGGTTGGTACTGCGCTCCCCGGAGCTGGGCTAGCTGGTCCGGCATGGGCGGCTGGTAAAACTGCGGTTGCTGATAGCCGCTGTAATATGGGTAGCTCATGGGTCATTCCTCCTTACACCAGTAATAGAGAGGGACCTCCCCGCCGGAGTCCCAGGTGTCGTAATAGTCCCCGTCCATGACACACACCACATGACCGGACAGGGACAGGATATAGGTGCCGCTGGGGTGCTCTGCGGCGAAATCCGCCACTGTGTAACAGTCCGGGCACTCGTCGGGGATAACGGCCCGCCGGAAGCCCATCTCTCGGAGGTATGCGCCCCAAACATGGTTCGCCGACGGCATATCGCCCATCAGGAAGCCTTGCAGAGACAGCCCTACATACGTTGTCTCCCAGTTCTGTTTCAGGGCCGTGGAGATGGCCCGAACAGTGCAGTCTCCCACGTTTCGCCCGTCGGGGTTCTCGTTATGCCTGGCCCACATGGCTGGCCTCCAGTGCGATCACATAAGCCTCAAGGCCATCGTCATCCCCCTGGGCTTTGAACCACATAGCTGTCTCAGCGGCGCACTCCTGTGTCATTCCTGCGGCAATCAGCCGCTCGATCATGGTCATATCCACACACGTCCTTTTTCAAAAATCAAAGGAGGATCGTGGGGAGGGCGGCGACGTGTACCAACCCTATATCCCCACGTCCTCCATGGCTATATTGTCGCATAAAAATTCCCCTGCTGGGCGGCGTTTCAGCAGGGGGAGTGTGTTACTTGTGATCAATTTGTGTGATTCTTGCCGCAGCTCGACCTACCTCTTCAAAAATATGTGGGATGTGCCGCGATATGGTGGACCGTTCCCACCCAAGTTCCGCCGCAATGTCAGCCTGCGCCCACTTGTCGATCATATATCTCCGGGCAATCAGGTCATCATCCCGGTGCAAAGCAGCCTCATAAATCGCTTTCTCAAGTTCTGAACGCAAAAGAGACCTCAGAGATTCTGGTATCTTCCCTCTTGCGTTCATCACTGTCACGTCCTTTCTATCTTACTCAACCGCTTCATTGACCATCAGTGCAACTTCTTCCCGGGTCGCAAAGCCGCGTGGTCTGGTCCCGTCGGTAATGCCCTTGGCCTTGGCCTGCTCCAGGCCCTCCTGGGCCCACTGGCTGGCCGGCTCCTTGGCCAGGCGTGTCAGGTAGTTGTCCATCATCGCGTCGAACTGTTCCTGTGTCATCTTTTCCGTTCCTTCCATTGATCGGGCCACATCGGCCCGAAACGTATCCATACTCTTTCCATGGATGGGAAACCAGTGCATCACGTCAGCGTGGTTGCTGGCGATGCCCCGCCGGTAGCCTTCGCTGTGACAGATCACCACCCCATCCGCCTGTGGATCCAGACCATACACTTTGCACAGGTGGGTGGTCAGCTCAACGGCCTCCTGGTACACCGCACTAAAATAGCTGGCGTCCGTTAAGGCGTCCTCGCAGATCTCAAAGGATATATGGGTATCGTTACCACTTCCGAGTTTTCCACGCCCGCAGTGCCATCCCCGGCGGCTCCAGGGTAAGGTCTGCACCACTCCCACATCGCCATCGGCAAACCGCCCGATAAAAGCGTGGACGCAGACATCCAGCCCAGGCTGGTTCCAGTGTGTCCCAGCGGAGTTGATCCCCATCTCGTCATTTCCAGGCACATACCGGGAGACACGGGGGTTGTTAGCCCCCGTGCTGTGGATCATCACCCCGAGTGGCCGGATGGTCCGTCCCTCCTGGTAGCAGTCGTTTCGGATCAGCATCTGCTGACGTAGACGCATCAGTCAGCCGCCTCCTGGGCAGCCTCGCGATCCTCGTCCTCCTGGATGCCAGCCTGCACAGCTGCGGCGAACGCCTCCCGGTCCTGGTCGGCGAATGCGTCCACCAGGGCCTCGTAGTGGCCTCCGATGAACTCGTTGATGCCCTGCTCCGTCATGCCCTCGGGGATGGGGTGGCCCTCCTTGTGGCGGGCCAGGGCAATGGTCAGGTCGGGCAGGTCCAGGTCCTCACAGGTCTGGAAAATGTCATAGATGTAATTGGCGTTCATTTGCGCTCCTCCTCTCATGTTGTCAGTTGTTGTGTTTCACTTGCTCAGTTGCTTGGCCGCCTGGTTGACGCCAGTGGCCGCAAAGCCGCTCACGATGCCCACGGCCAGAGCCGTGACAGGATCCGCAGCCGGGAAATCCGGCACCGCCAGGGCCATGCAGGCAATGCCCAGCAGGCCGCCGGACACGCCGCAGGCGATGGGGATCCACTTGTTGTCCACCCCGGACGCCTTAACCACCTGGCCGATCAGATAGCAGATCACCGTGATGGCCGCCACGCTCGCAATTCCAAAGTCCATACGCTCACCTCCTTTCACAAATCACAGAAAATCGTGCTTTTGTAGCCGCTCGTCGTACACCCTGCCAATATTGGCAATGGCGTGGGTAGCCCGGCTGTTGGGATAATTCGGGTTCCTCTTGCAAAATTTTTCGTAGCCATCGATCTCGGCTAGGATCTCGATGAACTCCTCTCTGGTATGCGGGATATTCCGAATCAATTCGTTATTGAACTGCAAGATCCTGGCCCGGTGCATATCCGCCGCCCGCTCATCGTCGGTCTTGATGTGGTTGTCCAGCTTGATCCGGGTCCGCTCCAGCTCGGCCAGCACCTCTGCGTTGATGGCCCGCCCGATGGCCTTGGCGATGGCGGACCAGGGGTTGATTTTGACGGGGGCGACCTGGATGACCGTCAGCGCCAGGACCACCAGCCCGCCCCCGCCTGTCAATAGCTCCTGGATGCTCAATGTCCGCCTCCTCTGCCTAGCCCGCGGCGGGGGCCTGTGCCTCCCGGCGCAGCTGCTCTCGCTCCTCCTGGGTCAGCCGTCCGGCCTGAACCAGCGCGTCAATGCGGGCATCGTCCCACAGCCGGGGGTAGTATTTCCGGGCCAGCTCGTACACGCTCATAGCTCCACCCCCGTCATAGCAGCCAAAAAGTCCACGTCCGCCCGCAGCCGTTCCGCCTCTGTGGGTTCCGGCTCCGGCTGAGGCGGGAGGGAGGATTTCCACGCCTCCCAGGCCTCGGCGTTCGGTGCCACTGTCACTGCACTGCCCTCTGTGTCAGGATCCGGCTCCCCGGTGATGACCACAAAGCCGTTGTACTGTACCAGCATATCCGACTGCTCATCTGTCAGTGGGATCGCACTGTCAAAGGGCGTGGACTGCGGAGGACTGTATGCTCCCGAGTCATTTGGGATAGGGTCGATATACCACAACATTTCGCTTTCCTCCTTTATCCTATTGCTACCCAGTAATATACGGATCCACTGCTATTCAGCTGAGACCCAGAACGGTCTTTGTCGTAAGAAAAATACCAATAAAATGTCTTTCCATCTTTAGATTTTTTCCCGTATGAGTATCTAGCTTCATCGTTGATATATCCTAGCTCGTAGAAACCATTTCCTGATTGAAATGATTCAGTAAGGGTGTCTGCTACCATGACTGCGTTTCCTTCGGTACTACCACTATAAATAGGTTCATGGTAGTTTACTCCATACGAGTCCACATAGGCTTTTTGCACCATAAAAACGACTTTTGGGGCAAAGGAGAAAGTTAGTTTGTTCGGGCTACTCTCACCCCACGTCCCCGTCCCAGTGTACTTACCATAAGCGACTTGAATTGGTGGACTTGTAAAATTCTTATAAGGGATACCAATATACTCATATTCATATCCACTCACTATTCCACTCTTCGGGTGTGCGTTCGAGTCAGCAGAGAAAAGGTATTCCCACTCACCGATGGTTCCAGTGGTATTTATTCTTCTTCTCCACCAATGGAGGTTATACTTTCCTAGAAACGCAAACACATCGTTGGGGATAGCAGACTCTAGCAACCCATACATTTTAGCAACGGAGTCTTGAAGTAGGTTGGCTTTATTTAACGGTGTCCCTTCTTGAGTCGGTTCGTCTGCACGAACCATTTCATAGGTGTTCTCTTGTCCCAATACAGGGATCAATTTCACCCGTCCTGGATAAGTTGGAACTCTGTCTTGCATACTTAGACCTCCCCGCACTCTACTTCTCCGCTGTAAAACCAGGCAGAGGGCATATTTTTCAGTAACTTATCAATATCCGCTAAAATCTGCTCGATCTCATTGGCGCGAATATAGTCCAGAAGCTCCATGCTCTCCGGCGTGGCCGGCGTAGAGGGCAGGACCGCAATCACGCCTCTCAGTGCCTCCACATTGGAAATATACTGAGCCATTTGCTCCACAGTGGGGTAATAATACCCCTCTTTCCACTCATAGGGATCTACCTCCGGCCGGATCACCTCTGCCCCTGCCGCAAACGCCCCGGACCCAGCATTTTTAAAAAACTGAGCCTCCACTGTGTCATATAAGCCGATCGCGCCAGCCTGGTCCTTACACGGGACCAGATCACGCACCAAACGTGTTTGCTCATAGATCTTACAGGCATACAGGGTCATGCTCGTGTGCTCCTGAGCGGCGGAGGAGCGGTCATTGCAAAAGAGGTACAACGGATATGCCAACTCAAATACAGCCTCACCAAGGGTCAACACCTTGGCCCCATCCAGAGAAATCGCGTTGTGGTTGAAATCCACTGTATGTTCCCTGCCGTCGTTAAGCCCGGTAAAACTCCCGTTTTTTGTACCATAGTGGGCAAAGTTGACGCCCAGGGCAAATCCGTTTGCGGTCCACCCTACGTCTGATCCAAACACAGTCTTGCTGCCGGATTGACTTGTGGACATCCGCAGCTCCACCCGTGTATTGCTGGTTGGGTTGACCCCGGTGTTGATGTATTGGGTGCCGGAGCTTGTGATGGACTCCAACTCCGTATATCCCTCCGGTATCCTCGGAGCCTCTTGCTCCACAGCCTTGATCCTCTGATAACCTGTTGTGCTGTACCCGAGAACCGAAAACTGATTGGCAAGCTCCTCCATCGCCGCTGTGACACGGTTGAGATCCGCCGCCTGATAGATTCCCTTGTCGTTCCGGGTCTCCACATCCGCCTGGGTCCGATCTGTCACCAGAGAACTAAAATCAAAACTCATGCGCCCTCCTTGTCCCAATAGATCACGACGCAGCCGGATACTCCAGCCTGCCCTGCGGTGCCCTCTCCAGGATAGTTGTCGATCTCCCAGTGTGAGCCGACCGGATTCCCTTCGGAATCATAGCTTGGCTCTCTATGGCGGTTGCCCTTGATCCCGCCCAGGCCCTTCGCGCCACCATCTCCAGAGCCGGGGACAGGCTTTTGGACCCCGGTTCGCGCAAAACTATCGCCGCTTGCAATATCCGTATAGCCAAAAGGGAAACGGCTGCCATTTGCGCTGCTGTATTGCCCAAAAACAGCGTCGTCCCCGATCTGGACGCTGAACGACTGCTGCGGATTGATGGATACCGTCCCGGCCCAGACAAGCCCTCCGATGCCATCCACTCCATCCGCTCCGGCCTCATCCCAGGTGCCGTCCGTTCCGGCTGTCCCATCCTCACCTTTGCCCACAAGTATGAGCCGCAGCGCAGTGACGCCCGCCGGGGCCGTCCAGGACCCGCTTTTGGTGAGCACTGCCCGCTCCTGAAACAAGAAGGACCCGTCCGCCTGGAGCAGCCGGCTCTGACAGCCCTGGAGCGCCCCGTCCTGAATTTTGAAGGTCTGCATCATTCTCCGGGCGGTAGTGGCGCGGGACTCATCCAGCCAGATGGTGTCCACGTCTCCGATCTCTCCGGATGGATCGCCCCGCCCTGTGGTCTCGATCAGGTTTCCGCCGTAGCAGCTGAGGATCAGCCGCGCCGCGGTCAGGGCCTGGTCAGAGGTGTGGATGAATGGGTTCTCGATGTTGATGGTCTTTTCACTGCTGGTGCTGTTTCCACTGACCACATATTGAGATCCATCCGCAAGGGTAAAGATAAGGGATGCCACACTCTTGTTGGCTTTCATGGTTGGGTAGGTAGCGAGTGCGGTCAAAATCGTTTTGTTTCCCTGGTTCCATAGAGGCTCCGCTGTCAGGTATCCAGTTTCAGCATCCGCACGGGGAAAAGTGCCGGTCACCATACAGGCCCACCGCAGAATGTCCCCGCACTTCTTTCCGGTCACCGCCGACTTATCTTTTGCTTTTACTGGCTTTTTGGCATAGTCTGGATCGATGTGGTAGCGGCTTTTGAAATTATCCCCCAGTTGGGACACCACAGAGGAGATCCAGCCCTCCAGAGTAGTGGGTAGGGTTGTCGGCGGAAGGTAAGTGCGCTCTGCCACCAGCCCTACAATATCCACCAGAGACCAGTCAATAGACATATCATTGTTGGAGGTTTTCCAGCCGTCTCCGTACTGGTAGTACACTCCAACCTTTTTGTACTCCACTCCGCTGGAAGGCAGTTCGACACCGATCAGCGTTTCAATGCCCTGTCTGTCCTCGATGGAGGCAAATAGCCCATCTTTCTTCCGCGGCTCAAACCGCTTGTCAATGTTATTTAAAGATAGGCTCATTGTTCCATACGGCAGTGTAATGCAGGAAAAATCGGTCTGCTGTGTGGCGTTGAACTCCACCAACATTTTCTCTGTCCACTCCTCATACACGCCGGGTAATATCTCAGCCACCCGCATCCGGCGGCCCGGAAGGCTCCACTTGCTCACCGTTACTCGGATAGCGTCCGGGTTATTGACTGTGAAGCCGCTCAGGCTGACTGTCCGAGTCCTGTTCCCGGTGAACTCCTTTGAGTAGTAGGCCGTTCCACCCTGTTTGACCTCTATGGTGAAAGTATCCGGAACCCCATCCCAATCGTCACCCGGAAAGTAGACAGAACAGGCCTGGAGGATGGATAAATTAGAGAACCGCTCCTCCACCCACACAGCTGTGGGAAAACTCCCATCTGATCCGGAGAGCACATTCCCCACAAATCCAACCTGATCCGCCGCCCCCTCTGCTGGGATCAGGCTGAACTTTCCGTTGAGAACCCACCTGTGGGGCTCCAGGGTGGCGTATGGTGTTAGATCCATAACTCGGTCATACAGTTGGGCCGAATTTGAAAAGTCCGCAGAACCGCTGCTTTCCACACCGGAAAAGACCATGTCCGGGTCGCTGATGTCCACCACAGCCTTGAGGTGAGTCCGTCGGGAAGTGCCCACAATCGCAGCCCTGTACCCCTCTGTTGCGTTAATCATGGGGATCCACCTCTCTCAGAGAGACCGTAAACCCACCCCACACAGGGACGGTGGCCCCTTTATCATCCCGACTCCAATAAAACCTTGGCCGTGTGTACGCTGTCACGAAAAATGTGGAAGTCAGCATCTTATTTTCGTCCGGAATCAGGAAGTTGCAGACGATAGGTTCACGGCTTCCCTTTTTGCAGGCAGAGATCACGCGGTCCTTGTCGGTGTCATTGAAATATCCGTACTGGTAATCAATGACCCATACATCTCCCCGCAGCTCTTTGACCATGTTTCCAGCAATCATTAACAGGTTTCGGCTCAGCGGCTCCTCGTCCACCACATAGGACTCGCGGCGGGTCTCAGGAAGGACAACAGATGCGCCTCCGGAATCTAATATCAGTTGCGTCATACCATTGCCTCCTTACGCCAACTGGGGGTCCGCAATAGGCGTTCCCGCAGCGGAACCCGCCTTGATAAGATAGGGCAGCTGCCAGGTGGCAAACTTTGTGCCGTCCGGCAGAGTGAGGTTGACCGTTAACCCATCGGCAAACCCAGCGTCTGACCCCGCCGCCATACTGTTGATGATGCCGGCGGAGGACACTCCAAGCCCGGAGGAGGCGAAATCCACCGATGCTGCGCCGAAGTCCAGGCCGCGGGTGATGCCGTCCCGGACGCGCCCGAAGGAATCCTCCCAGCCATTGCCCAGCCCCAAGGCCATGTTTTTCCCGATGTCCGCAAACACCCTAGACGGGGAGTGGATACCGAGCAGGTCTTTTGCGCCATCAACGATCCCACCAAAGAAGTCTCCAATTTTCTCCGCGATCCAGGAACCCATGCTCTTGATTCCATCCCACAGGCCCATCACAATGTTTTTCCCGATCTCGAACACACCAGAAACCGCTGAACTAAAGCCACTCAAAATTGCGGCCACCACTTGGGGAAGGACGGAGACCAGATCCGGGATAGCGCTCAAAATGCCGTCAGCCAGTTTGATGAGAAGATCAAATCCAGATCGGATGATTTTCGGGTAGTTGTTCGATAGCGTTGTTGTGATGCTTTTGATGATCTCCGGCAGCCGCGCCACCATGTTGGGAATCCCGGCGATGATGCCGTCCACAAAGTTGAACAGCAGATCCATGCCCTTGTCCAGGATGACCGGCAAATTGACTGTGATAAACGTCTCGAAAGACTCAAAGATAAGTGGAAGCTGCTCCAGCAGCTGTGGGATTCCAGCGATGATTCCGTTTGCCAGTTCCGTCAGCATCTCCACGCCTTTGTCCAGCACGGCTGGAAGCTGCTCCGTAATAAAGCCAAGGAACCCATCTATGGCCGCCGGCAGCTGCGCCACCATCTGAGGTACGCCGGACTGGATCCCGCTGCCAAACATGGTCAAAAGCTGCTGACCAGCCGTCATGACTGCCGGGAGGTTGGAAGAGATCGCCGTCACTATCGACGTTACAATCTGCGGCGCCGCCGCCACTAGGTCAGGAAGAGCGGTAATAAGACCCGTGGTCAGGCCAACCAGCAGCTGCGCCCCAGCACTGACCATGGCCGGAACCACCGTGCTGATGAGTGCAGGAAGTTCCTGGGCAATGATGGGGGCCAGCTGGGCAATCACATTGCCCATGCCGCTAAGAATTTTTGCCACCCGAGGGACAATGTTCCCTGCAGCAGTAGACACACTGTCCACCAGGTTGTCGATGAGTGTCCCGAGGTCTGCGGTGTCATCACCTACACCGGTCAGCAGGTTTTTCCACGCTGCCTTTGCTGATGCCAAACTGCCAGAAATGGTGCTGGCCGCCTCCTTGGCCGTGGTACCGGTAATGCCCATCTCTGTCTGCACGGTATGGATTGCGTCAATGATGATAGAAAGATCACCATTTACACCCTTATTTGCATATAAGGCCGCTTCAGCACCAAAAAGACCCTTAATTTTGGCTGCGTCCTCAATGAGCCTCGCCATTTCTTCTTTTGTCCCGCCATAGCCGAGTTTAAGGTTGTCCAACATGGTATAGTTTTGCTTTGCGAAGCCCTGATAGGCGTTCTGGATCATCTCCATACTGGTGCCCATCTTGTTGGCGTTGTCGGCCATGTCGGTGATGGCCTGATCTGCAATTTGAGCCGCCTTTTCTGTGTCACCGCCCAGGCTCTGGAGAAGAGACGCAGAGAAGCTGGTCACGGTATTCATGTACTCGTTGGCGCTCATTCCAGCGGTCTTATAGGCGTTTGCGGCGTACTGCTGAACTTTGTCCGACGCCGTTTTAAAGAGCGTGTCCACGCCGCCCACCAGCTGCTCATACTCCGCATATTGGTTAATGGACGCTTTGGTCAGCGCCGCTACACCGGTGGCCGCAGCCGTAAGAGCCGCAGCGCCAACTTTTGCCGCTGTGGCAAGTCCATTTTTCAGCTTGGTCGCAAAGCTGGACGCCTTGCCGGAGGCATCGTCCAGGCCCTTCTCGTAGCCGCTTGTGTCCAGTGTAATTTTTGCAAACAGGTCAAGCAGATTCACCCGGTTCACCTCCGATCTGGCCCAGTTTGGCCTTCATCTGCGTTATGATCTCTTCCCCCGTCCTGGTCTCCTCCTTGGGTGGGTCAATGATTTCGATGTACCTGGCCTTGATGTAGCCGCCCCCGGCGTACTTGGCGGTGTTCTCCGCCACCGCTTTCAGCGCATCGGTCACATACACCCGGTATGCCGTGTCCTTCTGCTCATACAGCCATCGGGAGACGGCATACCGGGCAAACGCCTTTACGCTGAGGGGGCCTCGGTATTCTCCGGCGCAGAGCCAGAGGAGGTCTCGCCCTGCGCGGAGATAAAAAGCTCGGCGAACGCCTCATCCGTCAGCAAGTCGGCGGCATCCTTGAACAGTTTGACCAGGTTAAGAACTCCCTGGTACTGCTCCGGGGACACGCCCTCAATGGCGGCCAGGATGTCAATGATGTCGCCCTTGTGCTTTTTCAGCAGCACGGGCAGCGATTTCCGCGCACGGGCCAGAAGGAACTTCTTCGGCTCCATGCCCTCCGGCAGCTTCTCCCGCCGGAACATGGACATCGCCGCGTCATCCTCCGCAATATTGCAGATGGGATCAATGACTTCGGCAATGACTTCCAGGGTGCGGTCGCCCTTGATGTCAGACAGTCTCATGGGCTACCTCCTTAGCCTGCACCAGGCAGCGGAGTTGTGAAACTGTAAAACTCCATAGGCATGGTGCCTTGAGCATCAATGGACACATGGCCAGTCAACTCCACAGAGACTTGGCCCTTTCCATTCTTGCTGGTCTGGAGGGTAAAGCCCCCAGTGGAGAGGGCGTTCTTCAGACAGACTGCCACTGCGCCGCCGTCTGCCCGGTCTCCTGCCCACCAGATATCCGCAAAATCCTCCTGCTTCAAGTCACGGTTGGGGGTTACCTTACTGGTCTGTACCGTGGCAGCACCCAGGGCCAGTTTGATGTTCTCAGGGGATGTGCCCAAGGCCGTAAAAGACATTTTGCAGTCCCAGCCGTCCAGGTGCTTCAACTCCTTGGTGTTGGTGGGGCAGTTGTCCACGTCCTCGCCCAGGTCGGAATAGGTAGGCACACAGCTGATGTTGATGCCGCCGGTGGTGGCGCAGATAATGTCCTCATCCGCCGGGGCGGCCACCTTGGCCGGATCAAACTTTTTCAGCAGAACACCGGCGTCAAGCTGGAGGCCGTCAAAAGTGTCCTGGGGGATCACAGTAAAAAGTCCCATATTCTCGCTCCTTTCAGTTCAAAGTCAGGTATTCGGCGGTCAGGTTGATGTACCGCCGCTTGATGTTGTTGTCGTCCTCATATTTCAGGCTCTGGCAGAAGGGAGTCCCCCGTTTCAGCCAGATGTACCCGTTGTCGCAAGGGATGGTTACGCCGCCGTAGCCGATACGCTGGGAGAACTCCTGGGCTTTCTCGTCCGGAACCGCCTCGCTGGTGGTGTGGAACCACAGGTTGACGGTCATGCTCACCTCACCGCCGCCCCAGGCGTCCTCAATGTACTCATAAGTGCCGTAGGGAAGCACCACATCGTCCGGCACAGAGGAGGCCCGGTAAAACGGCATGAACTCGTTGAGCCAGGCGTACAGGGCTTTGTTTTTGGTCATTTTAAGCACCGCCTTGCAAAAACGAGCAGTTAATCGCCTTGTAAAGATCTTCTGTGAGTTTCTTTTTCATTTCTTCAAGGTCAATGGTAACGGTTGTGTTTTCAGCTATCTTGATGTCGCGGTAATCGTGTTTAACCAACATGTCCGCCATAATAGGTTGCGTCAAATCTGCTGCCGCCGGATTTGTAAGCGGTTCAAGGTACATGCACGCCGCACGTCGTTTGCTTTGACAATCATCATAATTGGGGCAGCGCTGACACTCTGGTGCATCCATGCTAAATATGTAAGTTTTTCTTTTCATGTGGGCAGCTCCTTCCGTTCCGCCGTGAAGAATTTCAGGGCGAAGCTGGCGGACTTGGGGGCCACTTTTTCCTCCGGGTCAGAGGTCACCCGGTAGGTCTGGCCGGTTGTCTTGTCCCGAAAATAGTCGTTGTAGTCGATGGGGAAGTCGGACCGCACCAGCGCGGAATACACGCTGGTCACGCCCTCCTTCTCTGCCCTCCGGGCCTCCATGGAGGTGTCCAGGGCCTGATAATTGACAAACTCCGCGCCCTCGGCCCACTCGACAAAGTAGCCTCCGGCTCCGTCCGGTCTCCGGGTCTTTTCCAGCACCACGCAGGTCCGGGCAAAATCATCCAACAGGCTCACAATCTCACCTCCAGCACGGTTTCCGGGGCGTGGGCGGCGTCCCCTTGGGGTTCGGGGCCACCATGGAGGTGTCCCGCAGCTTGCGATAGGGGGCCAGCTGGGCGGCAAAGGCGTCCTGCCAGCCAACAGCCGTGCCCTTGGCGTTGGTGGCCCGGGTGTAGCTGTACCCGCCGAAGCTCTCGCTGGTGTACGCCCCTGGCTGGTTCTTTGCGGCCCACGCCTTGATCTCCTCCGCCAGGGTAACCACAGACTTGGGGACCGCCAACGCCCAAACAGCGCCGGTAAAGGTCTCGTCCGCCAGGTCCGTAGCCGGGTACTGGTGCAACCCATCGTTGAACACGCTGCCCACAATGCGGAAATACTGGCCCTCTGCCAGATCCGGCAGCGCCAGCTTCCCACCGGTCACCGTAAAGGTCCCGGCGTACATCTCCCGGGCGAACCAGTTATTCAGATGCGTCAGTACGGCTTCGAGCACGGCTTTTCACCACCTTTGCAGGTTCGGCCTGTACGGCTGCGCTGCTGACGCCCGGCCCCTCACTGGCCCGGTGGTCCGGGCCAGCAGGAGCAGCGGGCGCAGGCTCACTCAACAGCGCCTTTAAGGGCCCACCTCAGTGATGGTGGTCTTGACCACGCCGTCCAGGCGCTCGGCAAACAGGGTCATGCCGTTCACCACAGTGTCGCTTGCGGTCATGTTGGTGTAATCGGGCTCCTCGTGGATGCCGATGTAACCGGTCTCGTCACTGGTGAAGGAGAACGCCTCGTTCAGGTCAGCGCCGTTGACGGGCACATAGTAGAGGACCAGGTTGTCCTGGGCGGTGGAGTAAATGGTGCCCTTGGGCACGCTGGAGTTCATGAACACCTTGCCCATGCCCAGGAAGTCCTCGATGTAGGTCATACCAAAGGCGGTCTGGGTGGTGATGGTGGCGGTAGCCAGGTAGTCGGCAATGTCCAGGGGGTTGATGAAGTGGACGGCCTGGATGTCGTCGTCCTCAAACAGGGTCTGGAGCTTGCCCCAGGTCTGGGCCAGAGCCGCCTGGAGGCCCGCTCCGGTGGCGGTGCCAGTGCCGGTGCCCAGGAAGGTGAAAAAGTCCTTGCGGATGGCCTTCTGCACGTCCTTGAGCATCCGGGCGGTGGTCATGCCCACGGCCTGGTCATAGCCGCGCTCAATGATCGCCTCGGCAGAGGTGGCCTTGCGCCACTTTTTGAGGGTGATCTCGCCGTAGTTCACTGCCTCAGTGGTGTACTTGCTCAGGGGGATGGTCTCGCCCTCGGCAACCTTGCCCTCCTCCAGAGTACCGGTGGCCTTATAAGTCTTCAGCACGGTGCCCGCCTGCTTGGCAACCTTCCGGGTCACGCCCAGGGCCTCGGTCAGCTTGCGCAGGCTCTCGGTAAACATCAGGGTGAAGTCGATCTCCCGCACGCGGGCGAGGTCGGCTTTCTTGATCAGCTTGGGGTCAACTGCCATGATTCACTCATCCTTTCTCAAACAGTTCCATGTTGTCTCGGATGGCGGCTCTTCTTGCCGCAGGATCCTGGATCTTCACGATCTCCTCCCGTGTCAGCTTGCCGCCGCCAGTCTTGGGGGGCGTCTGGGTTTTCAGCCCCTCCGTGGTTGTGGTGGAGACCAGCTTTGCAAAGGCCCCGGTCACCAGGGCGTCCAGCGCGGCGGAGTCCTTGAGCTTGCCGCCGTCCAGCTCCACCTTGTCGATGGCCTCTCCGCTGCCCATCATGGCAATGGTGAGGTTGTCGCCGGTGATGCCCTTGCTCTCGTAGTAGGCCTTGACAGCCGCTTCCTTGGCCGCGCGGGTCTCCTTCTTGGCGATGTCGGACTTATAGGCTTCAAAGTCCGAGTGTTCCTTCTCGTACTTTTCTTTGTAGCCGTCGTCGCCCTTCTCTTTCAGGTCATCCAATTCCTGCTGGACGGTGGGCAACTTGTCAGCGTCAGCCTTGTAAGCCTTCACCTGTTCCTTCAAGCCGTCCACAGTGTCGGTGTGTGCTTCAATGATGGTGTCCACCTGCTCGTCGGTGAGGCCCATCCCCTTCAAAAGTTTTCTGGTCAGTGCCATGTTCAGTCTCCTTTTCTTCGGCCCCGGTCCTTTGGGGGCGACTGTGATATAAAAACCGCTGTGCTTCGCGGTGTTTACCAAAAGAAAAAGAGCCAACCACCGAGAAATCCTCGGTGGTTGGCTCCTATTGCCCTTTCCTGCGCCCAATTACGCAGGAGTCGTATATTTGATTGTTTTTTTTACTTCCAGAACAACGTACCCTTCACCTTTTCGACGGATCTCAGCGTCGCTGCCTCGCTTGATGATGGCCTCAATGGCCTGAATGGTCTTATCGTCCATGTAATTCATCCTCAATGATTTTTCTGTACTGGTCGGCGTGGTCAGCAACCGCTGGTTTCAGGTAGGGCTTCGCCGGGTTGCCCTTTGTCCAGTGCCAGTTGCCATTGGCATCCTGGTACTTCCACGGGGTGGGCCGTCCGCCGGGGTAATACTCGCCGGTGCCCAGCTCAACATAAGCAGCATACTCGCTGTTGGTTCCGATATATACCGCCGGTTCTTCCGGGTCCACCTTGTGGGTGATGCTGTTGCGGAGGTTACCAGTGTCCACCGGAGCCAGCCGCTTGGCGTAGCCCTCCGCCACCAGACCACACTTCTCAAGCGCCCGCTCTGCGGCCTCCTGAAGGGCAGCAAGAACCTCATCGGAGCGGTCGTGCAGTTCAATGTTCATTGCGCAATACCTTAACAGAGCGCTTCCACTCTTCGTATTTTTGATGTTCTGGCTTCATTTCAATCAGAACTTGTAAAAAAATATCCCATTGCTTCAAATGTTCATTATTTGTTTCCTTATTTTCTAAAAACGCTAAAGTCTGCTTCATGGGGAACAATTCTGCTCTGGTATCAAATGATTTTGCAAAGTCACGGCTGCACCCTCGTTTTTCACACTCGGAGTATACTGCTCCCATTCGGTTTTCCTCTTGCGCTCTGACTTTTTCTTTCCAATCGCTTAGACTACTCATCATTCATCACCATTTTTATAATCATCTTGCCAGAATCGGCATCCTCTTCAATGCCTTTAATCAAAAAACTTGCATTTCGCCTTATAAGGAACTCATATTCAGCGTCTTGATATTGCCCCGCAAGCTGATTTACATACGCACCTCGCCCCGTTCCGGCCGGAACTTCAATTTCAAAAATAACAGGCTTTACTGTAGCAACAGGATTTCCATGTAAAACTGTCGTACTCATATATCCGCTATCACGATATGTTTTCCCGATAAGTCCGGAAATATCATCGCCATACTGCTCAATCAAACTATCTAAGGCGCCTTCCATAACGCCACGTTGTACTTGGATATTATCTTTCAGTTTGTATCTACTGATTGCAGAATCAATATTTTTTGCTAAAAACTCTTCTTTTTCGGCATCTACACTTTTCCAATCTCCTACTTTTCTAAGATAATTATTCAGGTCATAATAGCCACCACCTGTGTAGTCGCTAATACTATCCTTTTCATCACTGGATAGACTTTTCATCCATTTGCCATGTTCGCTGTTCTTTCTAGCCGTCAAGCCCCGCTTTTCATCGTCATAATAGAAGAACTCGTTTGCTGCTTCGCCGCTATCAAACTGCCTGTATTGCAACGGTTTCGGACTTTCTTTTATTATATCAGATTTTGTGATGCTTTCAACTGGATTCGTGCGTTTTTTCCACCCAGCCCACTCCGCATAGGACATATTCCCGATAACCTTGTTTTCGCTGGTCTCTTGGTCTCTTGCCCTGCGCTGAGCATCCGAGGTATCCACCCCATCCACCGCAGCAATCAGCGTACACCGGCAGTTATACGTCAGGTAGCCCGCCGCCGTCGGGTCTCCGGGGAATCGTATCTCCTCCCCATCTACCTTGAACGGCTTATCCACATCGGCCTGCTGACCGTCCAGCATAGCGTGTGCGTGGCGGGTGCGGTTGTCCAAAGTGGCAAGCCACTCTTTTTTCATGCGGATGCCCATTTTCTCAGCGGCGTGGTAGCTGTCCATCCGCCCAGCGTTCTGCGCCCCGGTCACAGCCGTTCTGGCTGTCCGTATGGCACTGGAACGGTTCATCTCCGGAATGCGGGTTTGCAGGTCATCCGCCACCCCCTTTATGCTCCGCCCTTGGAGAATGGAACTGGTGACGCTGGCCGTGATCTGTTTTTTCCCCCATGCCAGGTCAATGCCCCGCCGCAGCGCCCGCTTGGGCGGGTAGTAGGGCATCAGGCTCGGCTGCTCCACGATCAACCGCTTTACCGTCTGCTCGTCCCACAGGTCAAAGCCCACGTCCCCGGCCACCTGCTCGATGGTGTATGCCGCATAGTTCCGGTTCAATGAGTAGATTCCCGGTGTAGCATCGTTGACATAGGCGGTAGCTGTCTCGTTGGCCTTGGTCATACGCTCCGCCACCTTGTCCCGCAGCGCCTTAAACCGCTCCCCCCGCCCGATTTGGGCCAATCTCCAGTTAATATAGTCCTGCTCCGTCCACTCCCGCCCGTTCTGGATGGTTCCGATGAGTTTCTTCATCTCCTCATCCCGCTTGCGGAAACTCTCGAAGTAGGCCCTCACAGTCTCGTCCAGACTGTCGCGGGCTTCCTGGTAGATGGCGGATATGCGGCGCTCCAGCTCAGCCAGCTCCTTATCGGTCAGCCGGTGGGCATAATCAGGTTTCCTCGCCATCCTCCGTCACCTCCGGCCCCCGAAAGAGCGTGCGGTTGATCTCCTCCGCCGCTCGGCGTTTCAGTAGCTCCTCCGCTTCCTCTGGGGTCATCCAGGGAAGGTGCTTAATGACTGCCTCATCGTCCAGGTAGTTGGCAGCAGCCAGCACCATCTGCGTTTCCTCCAGCTGGTTGGCGATCCTGTTCCACTGGAAAGACGGCTCGTCCTCGATGCCAACCAGTTCCAGAAGCTTTCCGATAAAGTCCCGGATATGATACTCAAAGTCTCCGCATTTGTCGTCTTGGTTCTGATAGCCGATCCGAATTGCTGTGGCTGTCAGGTTGCCTGAAAGCACTTTTTCCATGTCCACCAGCTGGAAGTCCTCATAGAGGTCATTTCGCAAGCGGGCCAGCAACGCTTCCCGGGCCTCATAGGGGATGTTCAGTGTGTGGGCCTCCACACCGCCGCCGTCGTCCGAATCCACCGCAGACGCCCGCAGCGTCCGCAGCCGGTCCATGAACTGGGCAATCTCCGTGTCATCCATGCCTCCGGCATTTTTGAGCGTCCAGTAGACCGAGGAATTGTCCTCGATGACGTTGGCAAGGCCGGATTTGATAAAATCGTAGCAGTCGATGTTCTCCCGGATGCCCACAAACTCAGACTGGTGCAGGTCGTTTGCGTACATGGGGATGATGGGGAGGGAGTCGTAGTTCCCGGCGCCCTCGATGGTCTCGTTCCCAAGCCCGTCCCGGCGCACATCCCGAAGATAGGGCCGCTTCTCCTGAAGGACCTGCAGATCCTCGCCCTTGCGCTGGATGTACTCTGTCACGCCATCCGGCTCGTAGAGGGTATATCGCTTGGTCTGTCCTTCTGCTGTACCCCAGTACCGCACACCGGCAGCCAGAGTGCCGCTGTCGCCGTCGTAGAGCGGTGCAAAGCCCGCCTCGTTGCAGGTGTCCGCAAAGCCAAACACCTCCAGATGGTCCCGGTTCCAAAATCCGTATGCCGCGCCGTCCACCATGGACTTTTTGGCCAGTTTTTGGATCTGGTTGTCAAAGGTGGTCCCCAGCTTCTTCTTCGTCTCCGGGCGCTCAAAGGTCACGCCGTTGGATAAAACGTACTGGGTCTGCTGGATGACGAACCGCCGGAAGAAGAGGGTTTTCAGCTTGAAATTGCTGCTGAACAGATCGGGATACGCCTGCCCCGCTGCCGTGTAGAGCATCTTATGAAAGCACTCGATGGTGGTGTTCCGCTTGGCGTAGTATTCCTCCGCAGCGGCGGCGATCCGGTAATCTTCGCTGCCCAAGTGATCCCGGACGGCGGACCGCACAAATTCCATCCGCTCCTGCTCATTGTCGCCCAGGGCGGTCAGGTCCTGATAGGTTTTCAATCTCTCACCCCCGCTGATACAATGGCACATACACCGGGTTCTTGGCCTTGTGCCTTAAAATCGTCTGACAAAAATATCGGATATCATCCATCGCGTGGTCGTTCTCTTTGATGGGCCTGTCCTCTGCAGATTTCTCGTCCCATCGGTAAAGGACAAATTCCCGGATCGCGTCCTTGCAGGAGCGGTGGATCTTCACCGTCCCATCCCGCAGCATCCGTGCCGTGGTCAGGATGCCAGGGACCACCTCGTTGTGGGCCTTGCGCACCTTGAACCGCCCGTGCCGCCGGATGGCCTCGATGAACGATGCCGCCGACGGGTCCACCACCACCGCCCGGACGGGCAAATCACCGGCCAGCTTTTCCAGATCGGTGTAATATTCTTCATCGGTCTTGCTCCTCTGGCTCTCCCGCCCGGAATAGTAATACTCCCGGATGCGGGTGGCGGTATTCCCGTCCCAGCACCACAGGCCCGCAGAGAATGGGTTCAGCGTGCCATAGTCTACGGAGATATAATATCGGCCATTCTCCGGCTCCACGTCCACGATCTGCTCCTCGCCGAAGAAGTCATAGACAAGGCCCTCGGCCAGTACCCATAGGCCACGGATGTACCGGTCGTAGAATACGCCAGTGAACATAGTCTGATAGCGCTCGATGGTCTTGGCGCTCAGGCCGGGGTTGTCCGTCATCTCGAAGTGCAGGTACAGGGCGTTTCGCTCCTTGTGCCGCTTGATCCACTCCAAATAAAACCAATGCTGCGGACTCTCTGGGTTGCAGGAGAACCACAGTTTGGCTCCATCCACAGAGCAGCGGGTCAACGCCTGCTCCACGAAGCTGCGGGGCATCAGCGCCACCTCGTCCAGCAGCACGCCGGCCAGTGTGCGGCCCTGGATCAGTGTGAAACTGCTCTCATCCTTGCCGCCGAACACCTCGAAGTAGTTGGTCACAGCCCCCCGCCGCACCTCCAGCACTTTGTCTGCCCGCCGCCAGCGCATGGTGTAGCGCTCCTTGGAGAGGAACATGGAGATGAACGGCACCACTATGTTCTTGGAAGCGCTGTCCACAGTCTTGCCGCAGATGCCAAACCGTTGCCCGCTGAACCCTCTCATTGCCCAGTCCACAAACGCCCACATCATAATGGAGGTCTTACCGGAACGCACAGCGCCATCACAGATGAGGGCGTCGTACTTGGAGTAGGGGAAGGCGAGAATTTTTCTTTGTTTTGGGCTAATCATCGCTCTCCAACTCCTCCGCCAATTCACGCAGGCTCTGACTGAGCCCGTCCTCTTTTGTAGTCTCTCCCGGCCCACCACTGATGGCCGTCCACTTGTCGATCAGGGTGCCGATTGCCGTGGTGATCTGGGCCGGTGTTGCCTCCGCTAACTTCTCCGGCGAGTTCAGGGCTTTCAGACCTTTACCAATAATCTCGCAAACCACACCTCGTTGCTTTTCCATGTACGCCATAATGTCGGCGGTGTTCTCGTCCTTTTTTTGCTGGATTTTATCGGTGATTTCTGGAACTCCCAAAACAATCCGCTTTACTGTGTGATTCGCAACGCCGTTCCTTTTTGCTGTGGCGTTATAACTGCCCAATTCCAGATAATCAGCCACTATTTTCTTTCGCTGCTTATCCGTCAGCCGTGCAGCCATGTCACCACCCCATCATTTTAGCCCCCGATCCCACCCTCCCATCTTTTCAGCGAGACGGGCTCACCCATGATTCATTTGGCACCGCATGGAGGGCGCGACCCTCCGGCCCGTATCTTGGGCTGGTTCTTACCTGCGGTATATATGCCGCCCCTTTGTGCGGGTCGGGGCGGCTATTGGTTAGGAGGGCCCGTTTTTTGCCACGGAGCCGGGCAGAAGAAAGAAGGGAGTGGGTATCTCTACCCACCCCCATTTTCTCAGATATTTTGAGGCCTGTCCCCTATATCTAGGGTTTTCAAAAATTTTTTTGATTTTTCCCAGGGAGAAATCGAGTGAATACTTCCTCCGTCTCGAACTGTGTACTGCACTTTGTGCATCTCCTTCGCCGGATGATTTTTCCATTTGCAGTTTCCCTTGTATCATATACGAAGCTATCTTCTCCGCAAATCGGGCACATCCGGGCCGCTTGTTCTGTGTCCAACATCTTTTCTCCCTCCATCCTTCTTGCTACGGTTCTTCTTACCCTGTCTGGAACAGCAGTTATCCCCATCCCGCTCCCTCGGCCTCCCCCGGATCAGCAGATAGTGGCAGGCCTTCTCAGTCCCCTCCCCGCAGGCCCCCAGGGATTTGTAATAGATGCATCCCATGCACTGGTTACCCATACCGCTCACTCCTGTCTACGTAGTACGGGCCAACCACCTGCTTCAGCCTCTCCTCGAATTTCGCAATGGTGTACTCCATATCACGGGTGTCTGCATCCATCATGTCCGCCGTCTCGTTCACCGCGGCGTTCAGGGCGTCCACAAATTTTTTGCACCGCTCCGGCCCGAACCCAAAGGCGTCGTTTAGGGCGATGGCTGCGAAATCCACCATCTCCTGCCGGGTCACATGGCGCGTCACCTCCAGTTCGATCTGGTGCTTCCGGTGCAGCTTGTCCAGCATCCCGCTCATGTCACGCCCTCCATAGTCCGCCTGTCCCACCGTTCCAGCTTCTCAGCCTGGATCCGCGCCACCTGGCCCCGGTCCACAAAGCTGATGGCCTCCAGGGCCTCCACGCAGTTGAGCACGTCGGCCACCTCCTCGTTGATAAGAGTCCGCGCCTCACTCTGTGTCAGTGGTGTAGTTCCCACAAGCGCCCTGCGCATCTTGAGCACCGCCTGGGCCAGCTCAGAGCACTCCTCCGCGCACTGGCATAGGATCTCCTCCGGTCCAAGCTGCTCCGCAATCCTGCGGAGCGTATGATTCTTTCCCACGCTCCCACTCCTCTCTCAGCGCCTCCGCGCTGTCAAAATATTGTGTACTGTACATCCCAGGCCGCCACCGCTCCAGCCGGATCAGGTAGGGCACGGACCAGGCCCGGGAGGCGGGGCAGGTGCTCACCCGCACCCGCAGCGCCCCCAGCGTCCGCTCGATCTCCATCTCACCGCAGCGGCGGTGGGCCCGGGCGATGGTCTCCAGATCCTTGTCCGTCAGAAGATTATCCATCGGCGTCCATTTGCGCCCCGCAGCCATGGCACCGCGGGTGCGTATCGGGGACGTCGTCCCCGCGCACCTCCTCACCGCACTCAGAGCACTCCCACAAATCATACACAGGCGCGCTCATACTCCAGGCCAATCCACTTCCCATGCCGCACCGGGGCCACATATCCGCCCAGCCGGTTTAAGGCTCTCTCACAGGTAGGACACAAATCTTGCGGTGTGGCCGTCCCAAACCACTCCCCACACGCTTTACACTCAGCCATCCTGATCCTCCTCTCAAGCTCGGCGGTTCCATGCCTTCGTAATGCTCTCTTTCGCCCATGACTTTTTCAACGCCCAAAACTTCATGTTGGCTCCACATTTACATTTGATTTCTGCGCGCCATCCATCGTCTCCAGATGGGATACCATTGGCTCTCGTGTATACAATACCGATGTTCTGACTACCGCAGAATGGACACGGTTTAAGTCCATCTACTGTAGATCGCTCCCCGTACGAACAGAAGTCATCCGGCTCACACTCATCCACAAAATGTCGATAACACCCATGTGTGCCATCGTCTCTATCGATGATAAACTTGCAATCCCGGCAGAGGACCACCGGAACGGTTTCAGCGGTTTTAGCAGAATCTACCAAACAAGAAACCTCATTGAACAACTCGGCGGAATCTGCGTAAAAAGCAATCAGTTCCGATTTTAGTGCATCAGCATCAATCAGCCGCATATCTGTCACCCTCCTTCGCTGGCTGCTGGAGCCACCACGCAATGTCGCTCCCATGCGGGCATTCCCCATCAGCGAAATCGCACTCACGGAGCCGCATTTTTGCCCGTTTTCCATGGTGTGTTCTTGGGCCGGGCACCCCTTGCAAAACGTCTCCTGAAACAGATCACCCCACGGGGTTTCTCTGTTATAGGCAAGCTCTTCGATGAAGCCGGCCAGTTCCTTGTCACTCATGGCCCGGATGCGGTCGGCGTTAGTCTCGCGATCTTCTTCCGCCTCAAAGCATTCCTTGCTGAATGTACACGGCCTACCTTTCTTTCGGCAACGATCCATGACGCGGTGTTTGCAAAATTTCATTCCTCTGCCTCCTTCAGTGCGGCTTCCGCTTCCTCGCGGGTCAGAAAGACGGTTTTCCCAAATTGTTGGAATTTCCACCTTCGGAATGTTTTAGATCCGTATTTCCCGACATAAACAGTAGACACACTGTTCCTGTTATCGCTTTGGTACCCCACCGAAAACCCAGCAACCTCATTTTCAAACACTCGACCCAGATGGTGATTTAGGACATACACGGTGTCTCCAATCATGCATGGCAGAACCACGCACCGCCCCTTACGGTCGGCCTCCGCCAGCTCCCGGAGGCGGTCCAGATTGTAGTCGCCGCCCAGGATGTCTTCGATCATCTCCAGCCTGCCCCGCATTTCTGCGGCCTGCACGGCGGCGGCATGGAGCAGACCGACAACTCCCTCAACCGTGTCCACTCCGTCAAACATGGCATCATACATTTCGTCTCCGAGGGATTCCGCGTCCTCCGCCTCAATAGTGAGATTGTGGGTGTTGGCAATCCTGCGGATCAGCTCCACCAGTGTTGTATCTGCATAATCAGGTTCCGGGCCGCCGCCACGGACCATGACCTCATTGTCCTCTGCGTAAAACAGGTTGAGCACCGCAAAGATATGGTTTGTATCGTTTGTCGTCAGTCTTTTCATACTTGTCCCTCCTCCGGCGGCTCCGGCAGAGGCATCCAGTGGGAAACAGCAACATCGCTCCTGTCGCCAATGCCAATATGAACACTCCATTCCGATCTCTTTGGAGCACACCAACCCATATAAACATCCCACCGCTCATGCCAAAAAGCTACAACAAGGACATTGCCACGATCCTTGGGCAGCCTGTCCTTGACGCTGATCCACGCCCCCCGGTCGGAGGGGTGGGACGTGCCACGTCTCAGCACCTCCGACGCAATCCGGCAGGCCTCGTTGGAGGCCTCAATCACCGCGTCCCCCCCACGGAATCCGCCATAATACTCGATTTCCGCCAGCGCCTTCCGGCGCGTTTCCGGGTCCAGGATGCGGGCCGCTTCTTCATTCGTCATGGTTGTCCTCCCGTTTGAACCTAGTTTTAAAATCCCCCGGCTCGAACAGTTCGCACCGCTGGTCCTCTGGCCTGCGTATCTCCGGCGCACGGTGCCCACAGTCGATCACACAGGGCATGGTGTGATAGTCCTGGGACCGCTGCACTGTGCAGCAGTATCCGGCCCCCTGCGGCCGCGTCTCGTCCAGCCATCTACACCCACGGCAGTTCATGTTGTTTTGCCCCTTCCATCCTCATCTGCTCCACCCCGGTCTCCCGGATCTCCACCACCCGCGTGTCTCCGTACCTCTCCAGGCACATGGCCAGGTGCTCCTTCACGCCGATGGCCTGACCAGGCGGGGCGTCTACCTGGATCACGATGGTCAGCATTGCTCCGCCTCAACCAGTTCTCCGTCCACCAACTTGTACCAGGTATCCGCCTTTACTGTCTCACCATCCACCACAACGGTCTTCCAATGGGTGAGATCATAACTGTTCTCTTTTTCCTCCGCAATAACCAGGATCGCGCCCAATCCGCCACGGATCTTTACATCGTTGCTCCGGACTAATCCAGCCCCGTTGGCTCCAACGGTTACGCTTCCTCTCGATGTGGCCGCTCCATAGTCCCCGGCGGTGGCCGCTCCATAGTCCCCGGCGGTGGCCGCTCCACGGTGCCCGGCGGTGGCCGCTCCGCAGTCTCCGGTGGTGGCCGCTCCACGGTCCCCGGTGGTGGCCGCTCCACGGTCCCC